AGAAGACTTAAAGGGCGACCTTGACGAAGCTTATAATCGTATCGAAGGTTTGACCAATCGTGTTGAAGCTTTGGAATCAAGTGTCTCTAATCTATCCATACTTGATAGGCTTGAGGCAATAGAGTCTAAACTAAACTAATGGAGGTATTATGAATTTAGATAGAGAAAGAAAATTATTAAATGCGTTAAATCATTTGTTGCAATATCTTATAGCAGAGTATGATGCTTGTGAGGTGTTTGTTATTTCAGACGAGAAACATAAGTCTATGATAGAAGATTTGAGAATTGCTAAAACTAACTTAGAAGATAAGTTTATTTACAACGAGGGTTTATAATATAAGGAGTAAGTATGAGCATTTTGAATAAAACAGAACTAATGAACTTTATCAGAAACCAAATACATGATGATTTGTTTGTCGAACTTTCAGAGGAATGGGAGAACGAAGAAACTGAATATCATAATGCTAATTGGGTTAAGAATATTAGAGAAGCAGAAGATATAACAGAACTAAAAGAAACTTTGATTACTATAATCAGAAGTCTTAGTAAATATTTGGAGGAAACAAAATGGAACTAACTAAGAATGAATATGCGATTGCACAAGCTTTGTATAGCAATGTAGATATTGATAGTGTGTTGTTATCTTTTAGGTATGTTAAATATATCGAAAGGACAGAATCACAGGAAGCAAAATCAATAACTCAACGGCTAGTATCGGTCAGAGAGATACATCCAGAGTATATAACAGCTAGAGAATTTGGCACAGGTAAAACAAAAAGATTTACTTTGGCAAACATGGTCGAAGATTCTTGCAAGGTCTTAACGGAGGCAGTATGAAAATGATGAGACAAAACCACCCCGAAGCACCTGTTGAGGTCGCTGTAAGTTTTGACAAGTCTCAACAAGAAACTTTTTATTCTTTATATGAATCAGAGTTTCTTCCTTGGAACGAAGCAGTTACTTGGAATGTTAGAGAATTGTATGACGGAAGTAAGCTTTACATTTTTGATGTCGAGATTTATGAATTACTAAAAGATATTATTGAGAAAGTATTATGAATATATTTTATTTTTACGATTGCCCAAAGGCTTGTGCCGAAGCACAGCCAGATAAAATGCTAGTGAAGATGCCACTAGAAACTGCACAGATGCTATGCACAGCTCACCGAGTTTTAGATGGTGATGAGTATGCAGATGCCAATGGTCTTTACAAAGAAGCATATAAGAATCATCCATGCACTATCTGGGCTAGAAAGACATCCGGGAATTACGCATGGCTTTATGAACACTTTGATGCTTTGTGTTGGGAATATACTCATAGATATGGTAAGACACATATGTCTGGAGCAAAACTAATGGATGCTTTGAGTAAAGTTCCAGACAATATTGAGCAAGGTGAAATGACACCTGTGGCTCTGGCTATGCCCGACCAATACAAAGAACCAGACGACCCTATACTTTCGTATAGACAATACTGCATTGCTGAAAAGCATTATGCACAATGGAACAAAAGTAGACCAAGACCTACTTGGTGGATTGCACCTAATGCTTGGACTGCTTAATTAGTCATCAATGAAGATGAAAATGCTTGACAAAATAAATTTTATCGTTTATTTTAGGAGCATAAAATTTAACCATAAGGAGTTAATTTATGGCAATATTAGAAGGTAAAGCTTATTGGGCAAGTGTAACAACTCCCAATACGACTTATGAACCTGTTTATACTGTAGACTTAGTAGTCGATGCAGATACTGCAAATGACTTTGAGTCTAGAGGTTTTCGTGTAAAGGACCTTTCATTGAAAAATGAAGATGGTTCTCAAGAATCAGTAGGTAAAGCTATTGTTATTAAAAGGAAAGTTAATGGTGCTAACAATACTGTTAGACCAGCTCCAAAACTTTTTGATAAGAATAAGAATCCTATTGATACCATTGTTGGTAATGGCTCAACAGTCAAAGTTCAATACAATGAATGGGAGACTGAAAACAAGTATGGTAAGTTCAAGGGTTTGGACTTTCAAGCCATGCAAGTTATTGACCTAGTATCTGTTAAATCAGGTGATGGTGATGAGCTAGACCCATTTGGTGATGGTGAGGAGTTTTAATTATGATTATTAATTTCGATGGTAAATCATATGAAACTGAAAAGCTTACTGACCCAAAAGCTAGACAACAAGTTCAAGCTTATGTAAGTCAAATAGCTTTCAACAATCAAATGCAGATTAGTTTGCAAAAGTCTAACGACAAACTTCAAGAGGAGTTAAGACCTTTGTTAGCTGAAGAAGCTTTGATTGAAGAGGAATCAGAAAGTTCTGAAGAAGATGGTAACGAATCTGACAAAGACTAAAACTGATTACTAAGTTTTCCTTTTATACGAGCCCTCTTCGGAGGGCTTTTTAATTAAGAATATTATGACAAGTAATTTTGTAAAACATCATCTTCCATGTTCCTCATGTGGGAGTAGTGATGCATTATCAATTAATGAGGATGGTTCAGCTAAGTGTTTTAGTTGCCAAGGTTTCTTTCCTAAATACGAAAAAGGTGATAAAGTGAATACGAGTATGCAAAAATTTAAACAACCAGAACGAGCACTTAACCTTGAAGGTGGTAAGTTTGCTCGGTTAAGTGACAGAGGAATCTCACAGGAGACTGCTCAGACTTATGGTGTAAGGATTATGTACAATGCTGATGGCACAATAGCTCAACACCTATATCCCTTCTACATTAACAATGAATTATCAGCAATCAAAACAAGATACATAAAAGACAAACGTTTTACTTTTGAAGGCACGATTCAAGATACCGGTTTATTCGGACAGAATCTTTTTAAGGAGGGTGGTAAATATCTTACCATCACTGAAGGAGAGTGTGATGCAATGGCTGCCTATGAGCTTCTCGGTAGTAAGTGGGCAGTCGTATCCATTAAAAGAGGAGCTGGTTCGGCAGTAAAAGATATCAAAGAAAACATTGAGTATGTTGAAAGTTTTGACAATGTCATTCTTTGTTTTGACAAAGACAAGCAAGGCATTGAGGCAGCGAAGAAAGTTGCTTCCATCATTAAGCCTCGTAAGTGTAAGATAATCAATCTACCGAATGGCTACAAAGATGCCAACGATATGCTTCTCAAAAACAAACACCAAGAATTTGTTAGAGCTTGGTGGGATGCTCAGGTCTATACACCGAGTGGTATCATTAGAGTTTCAGAGAAGAAGAAAGAGTTTTTCAATAGACCAAAGAAAGAAAGTGTTCCTTATCCTTTCGAAGGTTTAAACAAGAAACTTATTGGTATGCGACAAGGCGAGTTAGTTACTATCACAGGTGGCACAGGTCTTGGTAAGTCAAGTGTTACTAGAGAAATAGAACATTGGCTCGTCAATAAAACAGATGACAATGTGGGTATCATTGCCCTTGAAGAGGACTGGAGAAGAACAGTCGATGGTATTTTAAGTATCGAAGCAAATGCTAGGCTTTACATAGACCATATCCGGGAAGAATTATCCTCTGAAACTTTGGATGTTATGTATGAAAAAATCTTTGGTAAAGATAAAGTATTTATTCATGCTCACTTCGGGACTAACGATATTGAAGATATCTTTTCTAAGCTTCGTTATCTTATTGTCGGCTGTGATTGTAAGTGGGTGGTCGTAGACCATTTACATATGCTAGTGACAGCTCTGTCTGAGAATGATGAACGTAGAGGTATTGATAACATCATGACTAGACTTAGAAGCATGGTCGAGGAAACAGGAGCAGGTATTATTCTGGTCTCACACCTCAGACGTGTAGATGGTAATAAAGGACATGAGAATGGTATCCAAGTTAATCTGAGCCATTTGAGAGGCTCTAACAGCATTGCACAATTATCTGACTGCGTGATAGCCCTTGAAAGAAATCAACAGGCTGACGATGAAAGAGAGTCTAGAACGACACGTTTAAGAGTGTTAAAGTCTAGATATACAGGTGATGTTGGATTAGCTTCTTCCTTGCTTTATGATAAAGATTCAGGTAGACTAACAGAGTTTGATGAAGCTGACTTCAGTGGTATTGATGATGAGCTTGAACCAGACATACCTTTTTAGATTATGAAAAGTTTAGTATTTGATATCGAAACAGATGACCTAAATGCTACAAAGGTCTGGTGCATTGTGGCTATAGATGAAAATAATAAAGTCTATAGCTTTCATGGCGATACCATTGAAGATGGTTTAAATCTTCTCAATGAAGCAGAGATGCTCATTGGACATAATATTCTTGGTTTTGATATCCCTATCTTAGAAAAACTATACGATTGGACACCGAATGCCTCCATAAAAATAATTGATACTTTGGTGTTGAGTAGGCTTTTTAATCCTACACGAGAAGGTGGGCATAGTTTGGAGAGATGGGGTATCAAACTTGGAATGCACAAGCTAGAGTTTTCTGATTTCACAGAGTTTTCTGATGATATGTTGAATTATTGTATCGCTGATACGAAGCTCAACAAGATTTTATTTCAAGCATTACGCAAAGAAGCTATGGGATTCTCGAAAGAATCAATAAACCTTGAACACGACATAACAAGAATCTTAACCAAACAAACTAAAGATGGTTTTGCGTTTGATTTTAAAGCAGCTACTTTTCTTATCAGTAAGTTCAACAAACTTCTAAAAGAAACAGAAGACAAAGTTCACGAAACATTTAAACCAAAATGGGTAGACGATAAAGTTGTTTCACCTTACACGAAAAAAGATGGCACTTTATCTCGAAGAGGATTGACAGATGAGGAATATAACTCTATAATAGAAGGTTTGCGTCCTAATAAACCTTTTATGCGTCAAACTCTACAGGAGTTTAACTTAGGTTCAAGAAAGCAGATAGGAGAATATCTTACAGACTTTGGCTGGAAGCCTAGAA